ACGATCTCGGTATCTTCAGCTTGTGCTCCATCAGGAAACTGAATTGATACCTCAAACATATTAGGGCGTACACCCTGACTTACCTTAGAAAGGAAGCTTGAAACATTACTTGTAATAGACATTTTTTTAAATTACTCCTCTTGGTTCTTATTTAGTGAATAGATCAGCGTCCAACTACTTCGCTGAATGAAACTCCAGTACGTGTAGCAGTAAATGTAACTGTTACATAGTTGATGGAACGAGCAGGCTTGATGAATAATTCAGCAACGAATTCGTTACGATCAATTACATCTGGTGTGTTATTGCTTCCATCACATACAACTAGGAAATCAGTGATACCCTGTTGTGCAGAGATTTCATTTAGATATCCATTGATGTTTGCAAGGAATCCAGAACGAGTAGTCTCGTCATTGATCTCAAATAGAACTCCCTTAGCAAGTCCTTCAACTCTCTTCTCAATATTAAGGAAGAGTCTACGAACATTGATACGATCAAATGCAGATGGTGATGCAAGAGCAGTCTTATCACCAAATAGAACTGGACCACTACCAGGGAATGTAACCACAGGGTTAATTCTGTTCTGATAAAGTTCGTCTCTATCTGCCTTGTTAGGATTGTATGCAAGTTTAATAACATTGCGTAATCCACCTCTTGCCATACCAGCAGGAGAAATCCAATCAGCGATTGCACTAGATGTGCTTACACACAATCCAGCAATATCACCGTTAGTAGCAACATAACGATACTTGTCATTGAAGCGGTCATACATGTACTTGTAACCACTATCAAGAACAGCGTAAGATGTTGATGTTACGTTGTTAAAGAAGTTAAGTGTATTTGTTCTTTGCTGTACAGCAGAAAGAGCAGAACCACCAGTACCGATTTGGTTACCACTGTAAGGAGAAACAAATGCTACGCAGTCTTTACGTCCAGCAGCAATTGCAACAACCTTCTGTGCTTTAGAGAGTGTATCTTGCTCTGTTCCAAATGAACCACCCATAAGAACAAAGTCAACCTCTGTTTCTTCAGTGTCTAGGAATAGATCATAAGCAGCACCAACTTCACCAGCAGTATATGCATAGTCATCAGTACCATTACCTAAGTTTGTTTCATTCTTAGCAACTAAGAGGAACTTACTTCCAGATGCCAAAGCAGCAGAACCAGAACCAATCGCAACACCACCACCAGCTTGAACTGGTTCAATTGTGTTAGCTAAATCATTTCCGTGGAAGATGTACTGTGACTCAAGATTAACAATTTCTTTAAAATAAGTAGAACCACCTTCTGAACTCTTACCGTCAGATAGTTTAGAAAGGTATGTAAATCTTTCTACAACTGTATTAGCAGCACCAGAGACATCTCCAGTTGTGTCAATAACAGCAACGTGAATTTCATCATATGAAATACCACGAGAAGATGCAAATTCAGATGTACCAGGACGAGGACCAACAGCAGATAGTTTCAATCCTGTTGTTCCAATCGTTGTGTTTGTATACCAATCTTTAACGCTATCAACATTGATGTTATCGTTAGAAACAGTATTAATTGTAACGGTTAAATCTAGAACAGCACCGTTTCCAAGTCCAGCAGCAGCAACTGTTACTGAATCGTTAGCAGCATATCCTGTACCACCATTAACAATGGATGTACTGGTTATATTACCACCAGCATCTATTACAACATTAAGTCTTAATCCAGAACCACTACCATTTGTAGGATCTACAGTATGTGTACCAACCTGTGAACCTTGTCCAGCGTATGCACCAGCAGTAACTGTTTCTACAACACCGTCACCTGGCTCATCAAAGTCATCTCCAGGAGCAATCAGTGTTGATGGATTATCCAAGATAACTGCTAATTCTTTAGAAGCAGCATCCCAAGAATAAATTCTTCCTTGAACACCAGAGGTTGTTGTGAATGCAGTATTGAGTGCGGTTGTTGCTGGAGCAGACGCTAATGTAAGAATCTGATCAGCACCACGGTCTACAGCAACTACCTTAAGTGAGTTACCCCATGTACCAGCAGTACGTGCAGCAAAGATGTTAGCAGCACCAACACCAGCAGTCCATTCTGAATCATTACTGATTAATGTACCTGCACCACTAGTAGCGTTTAGAACGCCAGTGCCAGCACGTACTACAGCGAGCCTACCGCCATATCCTAAAAATTCTGATGCGACTAACCAGTCTTCAGCATTAGAATCATTTGGTGTACCAAATGCTCCAATAAATTCTTTCTGACTAGAGATACTTACGATTTCTCCAATCGGTCCTTTCTGAAATGATGATGCGAATGCAGCAGTTAAAGCTGAATCTCCTACTATAACAGCGTTGGTTAGGTCACGTTCCCTAAGAACTACACCAGGCGAGACTTGACTTGCCATGTTTTAACTCCTCGTAGATGTTCCAAATTATCTGTAAGTATTTAGAATTTCCAATAAGTCTAGAAGTCAAAGACTCTAGGGGGTGTTTGAATACCCCTAGAAGTTCCACATATATGCAGCACTCTCTTGGGTATCTCCATAAGCCCAAAGATCTCCATCCTCATCCAAGAAAGTATCATCTCCTAATCCATCATCTACGAAACCAAATGGAGCCATGTCCTGTTCTATCTGATCTCTCTGTTCTTCATAAATTCTTCTTCTGACATCTTGATCTGTCATCTCTCTGAAATACTCTTGCATGACCAACCAAGCAAAGAGTACAAGACACATCACTAAGTCATCATGATATCCATCATCCGCTTCCCAACACTGTTTTCGCTGAATGAAGGTTGTTAATTCTCTGAGTATATCAAAGTCTTTGAATGTTAATTTATCATCTTCTATGATTGCTTTAAGGTTAGCACACCCTTGTTTCTTCACAGTGATACTCATCTTAACACCTAACTGTGTCTTGTTACCTGAGAACCCCTGACCCACTACTTGACCTGCTCTACCTCGCATTGCACACATCAATACGTTAGGATATTCTAGGTCATAATTTAATGTTGCTCCAATACTATCTCCAATATCATTTACTTCAATTAAGATATATGGGAACCGATACTCTTTGGCTACGGAATGTATTACAGACGGAAATAGTACAGGTTTGATTTCATTATTCCTGTACTTGGCAACAATTTTATACGGTAACGTGGTGATATCAAACACGATAAAAGCACTGTAGTCACCACCGATACCTCTGGCAACATCCACAGTGATAATATATTCGTGACCTTCTTGGCTTCTTTCGTATACGTCAAGTCCAGCATTGCTTGTAATAGGATCTTCAAATGGAATAGCTTGTAGTTTAGATGGTGATATAAGTGTATCAGCAGATCCAAGAAAGTCACACTCAAACTCTTGAGCGAACTGTCTCTTGGACGTGTTCTTCATCGTCTCCGCTTTCCACTTGGCATCTCTGCCTGGTACTTGTGACCAGTGTACTTCATTGGTAGTATAATCATTCTTACCATTCTTAGCATCTTCCCACATCTTATAGAAGTGGTTCATACCATTAGGTGTAGATATGATTATAACCTTGGTTGATTTACCAGAAGTAATAGTAGGATATACAGAAGCAAAGAACTGTTCTGCTACGTGGTTAGGAACGAATGCAAACTCATCAAGGAATAAGATGTTAAATGACATACCACGAACCGCACTAGCAGACGTAGAAGCAGCGAGGATCTTAGATCCGTTCTCTAGTTCAACATTACCTTTGTTCCATACTAGAATACCATGCTGAATCCATCTAGGTAAATTCTCATATGCTAGTTGTAGTCTACCTAAGAGTTCCCTAGCAGTAGATGCTTTGTTAGCAAGTATCCCAATGTTAACGCTATCATTGAAGATAAGATAGTGAAGCAGATACGCCACCACAGTGGTTGACTTACCAGTCTGACGAGGTAACTTTGCAATGTTGAATCTATTCTCATGGAAGTCCATCAAGATCTTCTTCTGAAAATCATACATGGAGAAAGGCACTAGACCTTCATCCAAGTTAATGATCTGCATATATTTACATGCAAAGTAGAGTGGATCCTGTTTACATTTGATCCACTCTTCTACTTGTTTCTTTGTAAATTGTATCTCAGTACCAGCCTTTTTTAGGTTGGGGTTACCAAGATATACTTCAGTCTTTGCTACCATTAGTAAATGATTCTGTTGTCAGAATAAGGAGTTTCAATTATACTATGTCTTGGTTTCTCCTCTTCTGGATCTGGTATACCAAAATATTTATTACGATGCTTAGGTATTTCAAAGAACTCACCTTCAAAGTAATTAAAATTAATTACAAGTCTTCTCTTTTCATCAGTGCAACTGGTTCCACTGTGTTCCATATTTGAAGGGAAGGTTACTATACGGTTAGCAACACTTTCTACCTTAGTACCATCTTCAAATAACGTATATCCATTATTAGTATTGAGAAAAAATACAGCAGTTCTACACTTAAACATAGCATCAGTATGCAAACCATGCTCTTGTATTTTTTCAGTTGCAGGATTCATATTTGCTTTAATCCTAAACAGTCCCACCATCTTTAATTTTGGATGAGTGACAACGGGATGTAGTATTTCAAACGCTTGTGATTGTGGACTAAAATCCCTATAAATGTCAAGAGAGAGTTGATAATTATACTTAGGATCGCATCTAAGATCTTCTTCTCCTATTACATTATCGGCATATATCCAAGGAACTTCAGGACTCATAAATTGGTCTTGAAGTTTATTAAAATAATGCTCATCTAAGAGGTTGTCAATTACTTTTATATCAGACATAATAATTAATTATAAAGTTCCGTGTGATCTTCTTACTGCACGTAAGTCATCAAAATTCTTTTGTTTAGTACCACCATCGTATGGCCAAGCATACCCTTCGGTGATCATCTGTTCGTTCAATGAAAAATCATCATCGCCAACGTAGAGCCAACCAAGAAGCCTACCATACTTCCCAACGCCACCCTTAAGTTCAGTTCTAATAACGAGTTCTTCATCTCCTTTGATAGTCTCCGTCAACTTCTCTTTCATCCAGTTCGTTGCGTCTATCCCAAGGATCTTCTCTTCTGGGTCTCTTGTCCTCTTCTCTGGGGTGTCCACACCTGCAATTCTCACTCTCTCC